CCCAAGGGGAACTCCTTGGCTGACTTCAAGGTGCTGCTCAAGTACCCGGGGGTCGAGGCGGTGGATGATTTGAAGGATCCGGATGAGGACGTGACGATGCCGATCGCGCCCGATCCCACCCTCCTGGACAAGACCAGCCAGCCGTCGCCCCCGGCTGTCCCGCCCGCGCCCGCGGCGCCGGAAGTCGAGCAGGACCTGGAACAGCCCGCACCGGACACGCACGACGATGACGTCGTTGCCGAAGCGACCAGCGGGCCCGAAGCGGTCACGTCAATCGACACGGACAGCGTGGCTGTCCCAGAGGCGGTTGCCGACGACGAAGAGAATCAGTCCGAACCGGCACCCGAGGCGGGCGCGCCGGTGCAACCGAAAACGGGGCGACGTAGGCGCTCCTCAAAAATCCAGCAGGAGGGATAACACATGGCCGCAATCACCCCGCTCTTCAAGAAGATCATCGACGACACGCCCAGCCGGGTTGCCCACGAAGTCCGCAAGGAGTGGAACGCCATGGTCACCCGCGTGGCCGCGCTCGACGCCTCGTCTGCCACGGCGCAGGACCTCATCACGGCAATGCAGCTGAGCAAGAAGATCGTCACCTCGCTCGAATTGCCGTCGCTGCCCGAAGCACCGACGGTCTGATCAACCTCAGAGCCCCGGCGCTACGCCGGGGCCGCGCACACATAGGATGGTGCTATGCCAGCCGTAAATCAGTCATTCCGTGCCACGCATGCCAGTGGAACCCTGGCAGCAGACACCCCCACGAAGCTGCAGACCAAGAAGGGGCGTGGCTTTCGCGTTCGTGTGACCAACACCGGGTCCACGAACCCGATGGAGATCAGCTTCGACTCCGGTCGTAACTGGTACCCAATCGCCAAGTCGAGCGAGTTCTCCGACGACGTCGCCTTCCACTTCTTCTACCTGCGATCGGCGCTCGGAACCACGTACACCGTGATGATGTTCGAGGGCTGAAGTGCCGCCGGTGGGGGTCGAGACACAGCTTCAGAAACTGCTGACGTATGGTCCCCTGGGGATCATCGCGGTCGTTCTGATCTTCGCCCTGATCACGCTGTTCAAGCTGCGTGAAAAGGGTAATGAAGATTACCAGAAGCAGATCTCAGCCCTCCGCGACGCGCACGACAAGGAAATGTCGCGGGTCCGCGACGAGCACAACGAGGAACTGGGCCGGGTCCGCGACGAGCACAATGCCGAGATGAAGACGCTGCAAGAGCGCCACATCGTGAAGGCAGAGAACTGGAACGAGAAGTGGGCGGAGCTGTCGACCAAGCTCAACACCGTGTTGGAAAGCTTGGTCCGCCAGCGTGAACGCGATTCCGGGTACACGCCCCCGCGCATCGGGGGGAGGCAGGGATGATGCCAGGGACCCCAAACCCGGACCGCCCCCGGCTTCCGCCCGAGATCGAGCAGCAATTCGAACAGGTCGACCGCAAGGATGCGGAGGCCTACGGCGAGATTGAAGCGATGATGGAGAAGCTGGACACGGCGGCGCGCCGGATCCGGACACAGGTGGCGCGCGACCCTGACGCCCCCATCGCTGAGATCACCGGCACCGAAACCACCTTCCAGAAGATCGCGGACGTTCAGCGGACCATCGACGCCCCGAACGACGACGACAAGGACGAGGACAAGACATGAGCCAGCAGGTCACCCAGAGCGTGTCGACGCCGCTCCTCGTCATTCTGTCCAAGAACAACGTCGCGGTCACCGGACTGGTGGCGGCAGACCTCACCTGCCAGTTCCTCAAGTCCGGCGCGGGCAGCTTCGCATCCAAGGCGCTCACCGGCGGCAACTTCGCTGAGAAGGGCCTGGGGATCTACACCATCACCTTCACGACGGCGGAGCTGAACACGCTCGGCCCATTCACGGTGGTGCTGACCGGCGCAGCGATCGATCAGTCGACGACCATCGTCGATGTGGTGGCGCCCACCGCCACCACGGTGCCGGCCGCCGCTGCCCAGCTGTGCACGCTGACTGGGCATGTCGTGAACGTGCAGGGTGTCCCCAAGGCGGGGGCAGCTGTCACCGCCTTCCTCCTGGGCCAGCCGTCGATCGAGCAGTACTCGCTGGCGGTGACCGACGACACGATCACCGTTCTCACTGACGCGAACGGTTACTTTGCGATCTCGCTCATGCGGCTGGCCGACGTCGAAATCGTCATCCCGGCCGTCAACTACCGGCGCCGCCTCGTGGTGCCGAACGTCTCCAGCGCCGATCTCTTCACGGACATTGTGTGATACGTGGCAGCCCCTACAGCACTCACCGTTGAGGTCGACCTGGAGGAGTACTCCAGGTACGAGCGCGAGCGCGACACGATCGCGGTCACCATCATGCCCGCCGGGATCAACCTCAGCGGCGAGCAGGTACGCGTGCAGCTGCGCAAGGCGCGCCGAAACCGGGATGAGGTGGTCGCCACCAAGATCATCACCCTCGCGGCGCCGGGCCCACAACCCTATGCCCTGGAATTCAGCCTTCCCGACATCGTCGACCAAGAAGACGTGCCGAAAGTTCGCCGGGGCGAGTACTTCATCTTCGCCGAGTCCGTGACGGACGAGTCCATTGAAGGGGTTTGCCCTGACTTCCGGGTGGCGCTGGTGTCGGTCGCGCGCCTCAAGGCGGACTACCTTCACGGCACCGACCAGATGGCGACCAACATCCTGGCGGTCGCAGAGCAGCCAGTGCTCATCACCGGGGTGACGGTGGACACCGTGTCGCTCGCGCACGCGCAGGAATGGTTCCCCCTGAGCTACAACTTCAGCATCGACGCGACCCCCAACGTCACTGGAACGACGGCGGAGCCCTTCGCATTGGTGAACAACCAGACGCTTATGATCCGGCAGGACGGGGGGGATCCGGTCACGATCACCTTCACGACGAGTCAGTTCGTGTCCATTGGGGCGGCCACCGCCACCGAAGTGGCAAACGCAATCACGGCCGCCGGCATCCCGGGTGTCACCGCCGTCGCGGTGACAGGACACGTGAAGATCTCCGCTGGTATCCTGTCCATCTACGTCGACCCCGGCACCGCCGCCACGACCCTGGGGGTGGCCAATGCCAATGCCGCGTCACACCCCACGCGGTTGCTGTCCTGGTGCGGGGGCCCCTCCGTCCAGGTGGTGCCAGGCAAAAAGACCTACTACCTGCGCCGGGGCGGCACGCAGGACTTCATCGTGGTGCGGGTCAAAGCGATCGCGCTGCTGCCCCTGGAGTCCCACGTCGACCAGCTGCTCATCAGCCGCAAGCCCCTCGACGACGTGCGCATTCAGGCGATCATCGACCAGGCGATCTCGTGGATCGAAGACAGCGAGCTGTCGGTCTACCTGGAGCCGACACGGGTGGTCACAGAGGTCGATCCGGACGTCATTGCGTTCCCCACGGACTCGGACATTCCCCAGATCGTCGGGGCGGACTGGGACGAGGTTGTGGACGCGCTCACGTACCAGAGCCCCAGCGGCAAGAGCTGGATCAACGTCAAGTTTCCCTACATCCCCCTCATCCGCATCGATGAGCTGTACGGCAAGATCAGCAACACCAGGGTGGTGGACATCGCCCTGGAGTGGGTCGAGCGCCATGAACGGTCGGGCTTTGTCGAGCTGGTGCCGTTCAACCAGGAAGTCAGCTGGAACTTCATCGGACTCGTCTGGGTCGACAGCCTCCGCGGGCCCACCCCGTTGCCCAACTTCTGGAACTTCAACGCGCTGGTGGGCTTCCGCGACACACCAGCGGTGTTGTTGGAGTTGGTCGCCAAGAAGGCAGCGATCGACATCCTCACCATCGCAGGCCAGGCGTTCCGCACCGGCCTGGCATCAACGTCAGTCTCTCGTGATGGTGTGTCGGAGTCGGTCTCCTACACGCAGAATGCGCAGGCTGGGATCTTCGGAGCGACGATCAAGGACTACAAGACCTGGATCGACGACAACCTCCGGAAATTCAAAGGCGCCTTTCGCGGGCCCAACATGATCGTGGTTTGAGGCTGCTTTCCAAGGCAAGAATAGCTTGCTTGACAAAGCAAGACTGATGTGCCTTCAACCTTGACTCCCGATCTGGTGCGGTTGATTCTAGGGCCGTGGCGTTTGTGGGCCTTGGCATAGACTTTCAGCCCGGGCTGCAGGGGGGGCTGATCACCGATCGTGGATCGCAGATGCTCCACGAGTTCGGCATTCGCTGCCCTAGGTGCCGCACGTCAGATCCGGCCGCCAATTTGGTGGGTGACGGCAAGATTCAGCAGCGTTTCCCAGACTGCAGAAACTGCGGTGGGGATGGCTGGCTGTACCGCAGCCCCTTCCTTGTGAAGGGTCTGGCAACCTCGATCCGCCAGCAGTCCAACCCGGTCGACGTTGGTGTGGTCCAGCCTGGCGACATGCAGTTCTCGATTGACCCGCAGTTCGGTGGGTTCGACTGCGCGCACGGTGGTCACCCACGCTTGGTCTCCGAGGACGACAAATTCACCCAGACGTGGGTGTCCGCACTCGATGAGGGACAAGGGATCGTGCGTGGTTCGCACACGATGGGGGACAACCCGCGTGTGCAGACAGGCATGGCCGACAATGAGGACAGGCTCTTTTATGAGCCGGCGTACTCGCTGTGGTGTGAGGACGAGCGCGGCAAGACCTACACGGAGAATGGCGACTTCACGCTTGGCCCGGGCAAGGTCATCCGCTGGGTCGGTCAGGCGCCAGATGTGGGCACCAAATTCACCATCAAGTACGCCGCCTACTTCGAGTGGATCGTCTGGTCCCCGCCGATGCAGCGGGTGGATCGCGACAACCGCGATCTCGGCCCGCTCGTGTTCTTGCGCAAGCGGCACGTCCACTACGTGAATGAATCTCCCTTTGCCACACCGGATGACCGGGTGCCAATCCAGAGCCGGGTGGCCTGCTGATGCCTCCTGCAGCCAAGCAGTACACCATCGAGGTCACCGGACCGAACGGACAAGCCGTCAGGCATGCCGTGCAGGGCGCGATCTACGAAGGGCTCAAGGAGCTGCGCAACGAAGTCGAGATGACGTGGAATCGCTACGCGCAGATGGCCTTTGACACCTCCGCCAAAGAGTACATGGCGGGTGTGTCCGTCAAGGTCAACTCCCAGGCGGACGGCATCCAGATCGACATCCAGGGCTGGCTTCCGGTGGCGCTAGAGACGGGCGCACCCCGCTTCGACATGAAGCCCGGGCTGCTCAAGGGGCGCGACTTTCGCGTGATCCCGATGCATGACGGTGAGTTCCGTACGGTGTCAAAGACATCACCCAAGGACAGCTGGTGGCACCCCGGGTTCCAGGGCCGCCGCATCCATGAACAGATCGAATGGGAGTCGAGCGACATGCTCGAACGCGCCTTTGGTCCCGCCTTCGATCGGATCAAGGTATGAGCCTGCTGCCAGAGATCATCTTCCGCTCACTCCTCGTGCGCGGGATCCGGGCGGTCCGCAACGATTCGCGCCTGCTCGATCAGTTGTTCAGGAATCTGGACACTGAGTCAGCCAAGGAGATGCGGGAGTTCTTCCGCACCAAGGCGATCTACATCGACATCAACTACCCGCGCGACACCCTCAAGGTTCCAGCCATTGTCATGCTCCTGCGCCAAGAGCAGGAGTCCAACGCCTTCCTGGGCGACAGCATGGGCTACGGCGACATGCCCGACGGCATGGACTACGACGATGAAGGGTCACTGGGCGGCGCGGCCTCCGTGTCGACGCTCAGCGGAGAGGGACGCATCGTCTATGGCCCTGTCCGCGTGGTCGTGGGGACCAACAACACGGTCAAGATCGGTGAATCAGCCTGGTCGATCGACCAGTTCAAGGTCAATGGTGTGCACACCATTCACATCCTGGAGGGCAAGGGAGCGGGTCAGCAACGTGCGATCGCAGCCAACGGGCGCGACACCGTCATGGTGACCCAGAACTGGAGCACCAACCCTGACAGTACCTCCGTGCTCATCATCCGCGCGCCTGCGGGTGAGGTTGTCGGTGAGCCGCGGTCCATCTACCGAACCGGAGAGGCAGAGACCGTGGAGCGTTTGGGTTCTCTCTACGGGATGACCTATCAGATGCAGGTGGTCGGTCCCAACCCAGAATTCACGATCTACCTGGCTGCCGTGGTCAAGTCGATCCTGACCCTGGGACGCCAGTTCCTGGAGGGGCAAGGGATCATCAACATGAAGCTCGGTGCGACCGACTTCGTGCCACGTGCGGAGTACCAGCCTGACTTCAGCTACATGCGCGCCATCAACGTCGAGTTCCAGTATCCATTCGACGTCTTCGATGCAGGTGAAGCACTCACCGGTCTGAAGTTGGTGATCGAGGGCCTCTTCGCCGATGGCAGCTTCACCGTCCTCAGCGAAACCGACCTCATCATTTAGGAGATTCAGATGGCAAAGAAGAGAGACGATAGGGACGACAGCCTTCCTGAGGGGGTCACAGCGTTGTCTGGCGACCAGCTGCCTGACGAAGTTCTGTCACAGCCGATCATCACCCCTCCACCACCGGCACCAGCGCTGCCGCTTCTCACATTCGATCGCTACTTCGCCAGCACGGGCAAGCCCGGGCACCACAAGGCAGGGATGGCTGCCTACCTTCAGCGGCGGGGAGGACCGGCGCGGAAGACCAAAGAGGCCTGGGACTCTCTTTTTGCCCAGTACTGAATCCTTCAATTTGAAAACCTGCAAGGGAGGCTAGTTCTATGGCTGGACGTTCAGTTACCTTCGGCGGTCAGACCCAATTCAAGCCCGGGGGTTTGACTCGCGTCACAGCAGACGGGCTGGTGCAGATCGGCGCAACGGCAGTCGGCATCATCCACCTCTTGGGCGAGGCTGACGGCGGCGCACCGGGTGCCACGAAGATCTACCAGATCGACGATCCGGCACTGGGCAAGACCCTCTTCAGGTCCGGCCCGCTGGCGGACGCGATCAAGATCGCATTCGGGGCAACCGGCGACGCGCGCATCCCAGGGGGTGCCTTCCGCGTGCAGGCGTACAAGACCAATCAGTCGGTCCAGGCATCCACGCAGTTGCCGGGAGATGGGACGCTCATCTCCGACACGGCAGCAGGCGGATCCACCACCACGGTCGTCACCCTGACCACTGGCGGACTGGTGGTGAATGCCCACGTTGGTCGCTGGCTTTCGATCGGTGGCATCAAGCGCCGGATCGTCGCCAACGCAGCTGGCACAGTGACTGTGTCTCCTGGCTTCCCATCTGCTCCGGCATCCAGCACGGTGGTGCTGATTCTGCAGAGCCAGGTGGTCTACACGGCCAAGGACTACGGCGCGCACACCAACCAGGTGTCCGTCGAAGTCGAGGCAGGCGTTGGAACCGGCTTCGTCACCACCTTGGCATTCGAGGACACGGTCGAGCGATCCGATGAGATCGGCGGCGACTCGTTCCTGGGAATCAAGTACATCGGTGGCCCCGTGGTGGACTCCGGTGTCATCTCAGCCGCGACCACCAGCACGGTCACTGCCACGGTGGGAAGCAGCACCACCTCGAACCTGCATCAGAACAAGTTCTTGCGGTTCTCGAACGGGCTGCAGCGCTTGATCGCAAGCAACACGGCGGATACGTCGGCACCCTTCACGCCGGTCTTCACACTGGCGGCTGGGCACGAGCTGACCACGGCAGAGGCAGCCGACCTCATCGGGACCACCGTGGAGATCATCAACGTCACGGCCGCCACGGTGAGCATCACCGGTGCCGCCGGTGTCGCGACGGGGCTCACCAGCGCAGTGACCCCCACCGCGGACGACCTGGCGATCACGTTCACCGCGAACATGACCCTGCGTCAACTGGTGGACCAGCTGAATGGAACCACCAACTACGAGGCGACAATCCCCAACGGCGTGAATCCCGACACCACGCTGGTGAAGACCTTCGACTTCGGCACGCGGGCGACCGGGGTGGATGTGCGCTTCGACGGCGAGGTCGATCCGGACAACAAGGGCACCTTCCGCCGGGATCTGCAGGTCCTGGTCGACTGGGTCAACAACTTCTCAGACATCGCCACAGCGGCCAAGGCGACCGGCGCGACGGCTGAGGGTGGCGAGCTGCCGGTGTACACCGGCGGCGTGGCAGGCACCGCCCGGGACGTCCCGGTGTACTTCGTGGGGGGATCACGCGGGACCTCGACGAACAGCAACTTCCAGGACGGCTTCGATGCCCTCATCCAGAAGCGGGGCAACCACATTGTCCCACTCATCAGTCAGGACCTCACCAACGAGGGAAATGGGTCGACCGCGACCATCTCCTCCGTGGCGGCCCAGCTGGGCGCGCAAGTGCTCCTCGCGCGCGGGGTGGGCAAGAACGAGCAGGGTGGCTACCTGGGGTTCAAGGGGGACATCGACGCCATCGAGGCGCAGGCGTTCGCCCTCAACGACACCGACGTCCAGCTGTTCCCGCAGCAGATGTCGTTCCTCAACGCCAGCGGCGTGCTCACGCTCATGCCGGAGTGGGCTTCGGCAGTGGCGGCGGCATCGATGCGGTCTGGAACCAACGAGGTCGGCGAGCCGCTGACCTTCAAGTTCATCAAGACCACCGAGATCGCCAACGACACCAGCTGGTCTCCAACCGATCGATCGGACGTCAACCGCCTCATCCAGGCGGGGGTCATGTTCGCAGAGGTCGCGCCCCAGGGTATCCGCTGGGTGCGTGACATCACCACCCACGTGAAGGACGACAACATCGCCTACATCGACGGGTCGACCCGCGATGCCGTGCGGTTCGTTGCCTTCGATCTCCGGCAGACCTTGGAAGACCGGTTCACCGGCATCAAGGCAACGACGGCAGCGGTGGCTTCAATTCGGGAGGCCACGGCGGCCAAGTGCCAGGAGTACCGCCAAGCGAACATCATCGTGGACTCACTCGATCCTGAGACCCTCAGCACCATCGTGCCTGGGTTCCGTCGCATCAGGGTCTTCATCGAAGGGACGATCGCGACCATTCGGCTCGAAATCTTCCCGGTTACCGGCATCGTCTTCCAGCTCAGCGACATCTCGCTGCAGCTCCCGCGGCTGGCGGCGTAATCCAGCAGAGCAAACAAGGAGAAAAGATCCATGGCAAGTCTTGCAGAAGTCCTCCGCGGCGCAGTCAGCCCCGAACAGCTCAACGCACTCGGTGCCGTCCTCAACCGTACCGACTACGACGGTGGCTTCGAGACCGTCACGAGCGGTGCAATCTCGCTCACCAAGCGGACCACCAAGCTGAGCATCGACGGCACGAAGGCCTTCACCTTGGCTGATGGGCTCTACGCCGGTCAGATCAAGTTCCTGTTCTGCTCGGTGGCGACCAACACCCCCGCAGGCACGGTCACGCCGGCCAACTTCGACGTGGGCGCATCGCTGGGGTTCAATGCCACCAACGACGCGGCCATTCTCGAATGGGATGGCACGAACTGGATCGCGGTTTCGCTCACCAGCGTGACGATCAGCTAGCCGATGTCTCCAGCGGTTGCACAGGTCGCGCACAGCTTGGGGCTCACGCCTCAGGCTCTGCGCGCCTGTGCCTCTGCGGAGGACATCGACCAGCTCAAGAAGGACGTGAAGAGGGCGTACCGACAGCGCGCCCTGGCCACGCACCCCGACCGCGGAGGCAACGAGGACGAGTTCAAGCAGCTGGCCGCTGCGTACTCTCAAATTGAAGGGTACCTCGACAACATCTCTGCCGCGCCGCGCCCCAAGGTTCAGATCAGCATTGTCGACGAGATGGTCACCGCAGCCGTGACCCTTCACTTCGGCAACGACTGGTGGACCAGGACTGGAGTCTGATGCTACGCTGGCAGCGCGGTGTACCCATGGGACCCGCAGCCGGCAGCGCACGACCCTCCGTCCGAGCTGTCTTTCAGTTTGAAGTCTGCGGCCCTGGTTGGGGCCAAACCCAGTAGAGACGGAGGATAGGTATGCCCGCACCGAACGTGTTCAGCGGCGCGCGTGCTCGTTTCAAGGTCGACGGTGTTGTCGTCGGCTTCGCGGGCGGCGTGTCTGGAAGCGAATCGATCGACTACGAGCCGGTCGACGTGCTCGACCTACTGGAGGTCCGGGAATTCGTTCCGGTGGCCTACCGTGCCACGCTGAACGCGCAGATCTTCCGCGTGATCGGCAAGTCGCTCAAGGCGCTCGGCATCTTCCCCACGGAGGAGAACATCCTCACGTCGGGTGACCTCACCTGCACCATCGAGGACCGGCTGACCGGCAACACGATGGGGCAATTCGAGGCGTGCAAGTGCCAGGAGCACACCTTCGACGTCACCGCGCGCGGCATCGTCTCGGAGAACGTCACCTTCGTGACGATCCGCCTCCGCGACGAGTTCGAACGCCCGATCGGTGGCTGATCATGACGAACCAGCACACGTTCACGATCAAGTGGAAGAGCCCCTCTTCGGGTCAAATCGAAGAGGGGATGTTCACCACCAAGAAGCTGTCCATTGCCGAGATCGCTCGGGTTGGCGTGCGCACAGCCCAGCTCAGCGGGGGCATGCATTGCGTGCGCGACGACGATGGGCGGCCGACAGGCCAGGGCATCGACGACAACACCGAATGGGTCAACCACATGCTGGCCCACCTGGAGTTCTCGCTGGTGCAGAAGCCGGTCTGGTTCAACGTGAACGACCTCTGGGACATGGGGTTGGTCCGCGAGGTCTACCAGGAGGTGTCGAAGTTCGAGACGAGCTTCAAAAGCACCGGAATCGGGGGAAACTCTGGATCTGGTGGACTGGGCCAAGCGGGTGGCAGTGGCGAACGTCCGCAAGCCGCTGCTGGAAACGTCCCTACGCCGGTGGTGGGTTCGCAAGTATCAGCTTCCCTGGACGCATGAACTAGCGCAGGCGTCCACGTACTCGGACCTCCTCGTCGAATTCTACGAGGATTACTACTCGGATCATCCCGAAGAGGCGCGCAAGGTCAGCGCGAAGGACGGGGAGGTTGTCTTCACAGACACCGGCGATCCGCTTCTCGACAAGTGGGAGGAGGAGCTTTCCAAGGGGGTCATCCCCGACATGGAAGAAGGCCTCTCAAGCGAAGAGAAGGAAAAGCTGCGCAAGGAGCGCGAACTGTCCCGGCGGGCTCGCAAACAGGTGGGCCAGCTGGGATTCGAGGAGAACTACGGGGCCAAACCGAACCCGCAATTCAATTCGAAGTTCGTGACTCCAGGCAGCAAGGAAGAGCGTGAATTGCTTCGGCGGTCACCGCGGGTTGCCTCCTCTCAGTTGCTCGGCAACAGCACACCGACTGAAGATGCCTGGGAAGACCTCCTGATGGGCGGGACCGATGGCTGAAGCAAAATTCACAGTCAAGTGGGCGACGGACATCCGCGAACTTCGAAAGGGGTTCGCGGAGTTCGACAAGTTCGAAAAGCGCCACTACAAGTCCCGCGACACCTTCCGCAAGAAGGAGGCGGCCCACCACAAAGAGGACCTGAAGCGCAACAAGGACCTGTTTGGGTACCGCGAGAAGCAGCTCAAGAAAGAGGAGACCCTCTACAAGCGCCAGTACGCCATCCAGCAGCGGATGTTCCGCGAGCAGGATACCAGTGTCAAAAAAGTCTCACGGGCCGTCGATCACGAGCGGCGCAAGCAGGAGACACACGACAAGCGCAAGGGAGGCGGGCGCGGGACGATGCGCTCCCTGGTCTCCGGTGCCGGGGGCTTCCTAGCGGGCGGGATCGCCGGCCTGTTGATGGGTGCGGCCTTCCGCGGGTACGAGAACTACGTCGGTGTACAGAAGCAGCTGAGCGGTGGTGTCGGTAGAGGAACCGGCAACCTCCTGCGGAATGCGCAGGGGGCGGGGCGCGGCGGGAACCTTGGCTACAACGTCGAAGAGCGGGCCGGCATGGAGCCGCTCATGGCACGCCAGACGGGCGTTGGTGGCGCCAAGGGCATCCGCTCACTGATGGCAGGCAGCCGTGCCTCTGGCATGGACGCTGGGGAGGTCGGCGACATCTTCGGTGCGCTCCGCGAGGGCGGGACCCAGTTCAGCGGCACCGGCACCACCATGGGCCCGGGCGGCAAGGAGAAGATGACTGTCTTCTCCGGGCGCGGGAAGCAGGAATTCAAGAACATCCTGTCCGCCGGCATGGCGTCCGGCTTGGAGAAGGGGCGCCTCCCGGAGTTCGCGCAGGGCGTTGCGACGTTCGTGCGCCAGCAGTCGCAGATGTCAGGCGGCACGGTCACCGGCGGCGGGTTTGCCCAGCTGGCGGCGGCGCTGGGCAAGAATGGCGGCGCGGCCCTGCAGGGAAACCGCGGGATGGCGGCGCTGCAGCGGTTCGATTCGGCGCTCAAGGGTCCCGGCGGCGGCGAGGAGGGGGCCGGGTTCGTCCAGCGCGCCATGGGATTCGGCCAAGCCGGATCTGGCGTGGGGTACTTCGGGGCTGAGCGCCAGCGGGAGAAGGGTCTGGAGGACCCCGAGAACTTCAACAAGATCATGAAGCAGGCGAAGCTTGAGACCGGAGGGGACAAGGACGAGATGTCCAACTACCTCCGCGAGTCCGGCTTCGCGTCGTCCATGTCCATGGGCGACAAGCTGCAGGACGTCTTCAACAAGGGAGGGTCAAGCAAGGATCAGCAAGACGCGGTTGCCAAGATCCAGAAAGAGTCCCTCTCGCTGGAGGAGCAAGCGCAGAAGTCGATGACCGAGGCGAACACCAAGCTGGGTGAGATCGCCAAGAAGTTCGACAAGAGTGTGGGCATCGGTGAACGGTCAGCAGACGCGATGGAGGCGGCTGAAAAGCTGCAACAGCAGCTGGTCGAGCTGGTGTTCGACTCACTGGCCTTCTGGAAGGACCTCTTCAACTCCGCGCGCAAAACCACCATGGGCAAAGCCCTGTTCGGTGATGCTGAGGCGCCTGAGAAACGCCTTCAGGACGCACGCAAAGAACAGGCCGCAGCGCTCGGTGGTTCCCCCACGGAGCGATCGCGCAGGCTGGCTGCGGCCAACTTCAAGTCTGCCAACGCCAGCATGGACATGGGTGATGAGAACGGCTACGCAGGGAACCGCGCTGCGACCCTGCGAGGCAAGTACCTGTCGCAGGTGGCCCCCAACCGCAAGGCGTCCCCTGCAGAGCTGAGCGCCTCCATGAAGGTCGCGCGCGGCGCCGCTGGTGGCGAATCCGAATACCGCTCGAAGGACTACGCCGACAAGTACATCAAGCTCATGGCGCAGCAGAAGCCCGAGGACATCGCGGGCGGCAAGTTCTCGCAGAAGTTGCTCGACGCCATGGACAAGCTGGTCCGGGAAACCAAGGCCAACCGGCCCCACCGCGACGTGGGCGCCACCTACCACCCGGGTCCGACTGCCCGGGCAGACGCTACTGGTCGGTGATGGCAGCTACCACCCGCCAGCACACCCGCGTGATCGTGCGAGTCGACTCGCACAACAACGGTGCATCCGACATCGGTGGGCAGACCCTCGACCTGTCCAAGGACTGCATCGCGTTCAACACGCAGAAGTCCACCAAGGCGATGGGCCGGTTTCAGCTGCACCTCGTGCCGCGCCGGAATTACCAGAACCTCCTGTTCCCCAACGACGTGGTGAACATCTACGTTGACCCCGGCGACGGCAAGCGTGGCTTTGTCCGCCTGATGATGGGGTACATCGATCGGGTCGAGATCCAAGAGAGCGTGGACGACAATGGTGCCTCCACCACGCGCTACGTGGTCATCGGCAGTGACTTCCAGAAGGCGATCGACAAGACCAGCATCTACTTCAACGGGCAGATGCGGCAGCTGCTCGACGAGCGCTTCGTGCGTACGCTGACTGGCGCCGGGCGGCCCAGCGCGAGCAACTTCGGCGGCATCGCCCTGCGGAATGCAGGGCTGACCATGTTTGGCACACCGGCTGACTTCGTCGAGAACATGCTGCGGGTGCTGCTCGGCTTCAACCAGCAGTGGCAGCTGCCAGACACCTACGCGCGCGGGCGCGCAGAGCTGACCAAGATCCGGCAGCGCAATGTCCAGAAGGCAAAGGCGCGCGTCCCGACGCAGCTCAAGGACGCCATCGCGACCCTGGGATTTGATCCCCAGAAGATCGAATCGCAGATCACCGACATTCTCACGGAGGCCGATAAGCTCATCAAGGAGCCGGACGGCACCCAGAGCCTGGGTGACAACGAGGCCAAGCGTCAGGCTGCCATCACGCTGCGATCGAGCGCGGACTTGTTCGCCCTGCAGTCACTGGTGCGCGCTGAGCAGGATCCGTCCTTGCCCACAGGCATTCACGACCTGCTGAACACGGACTTCATCGAGGCGCTGGCCATTGATGGCTTTCACCAATCGCAGTCCATCGTGCAGTCGATGAATGCGTCGCTCAGCCAGTTCATCTACGGGCACAGCAACGAGATCGTCAACGAGCTGATCTTCGACCTGCGTCCGATCTCAGCACAGGGTGGCTTGTCCGCGGGCGACTACTCGACCGCGCCTGATGAACTGGGCATCAACACCTCAGGCAGTGACACGCTGCCAGCCACCGTGCCGGGCGTGAAGTATGAGCCAGCCGTCATCTTCCGCGAGTACCCCTACTCCGTGGTCGAGAAGATCGACCTGTCCAACATCCACATCAGCGACACCATCAACGCCGGATCGGTGTTCATGGGCCCGGTGTTTGCCATCAACCCTAACAAGGCTGGGCGGCACATCTACGAGTACGAGAACGTCCTGCACCCACAGCCGGCCGACTACCTGGCCAACTCGAAGGCGCGCAAGCACCTCGACGCCGTCGTCATCCACAACACGGACGTCGTGTCGTCATCCCTGGGGCGCAGCGATGAAGACGTGTTCAACGTCTTCCAGATGTACGCCACCAGCGTCAACCCCACGGTCAGCTATCGCGACCAGCTCAACAACTTCTGCCCACTGGTCAACCACGTGTCGGTTGCCCGCCACGGTCTGCGCGTGCGCGAGGTCAGCACAGACTTCGCCATCTACCCCAAGCAGGAACAGAAGGACTACAAGACCCCGCGTCAGAACCTCATCCGGTGGCAGATCCTCTTCGACCACTGGTACCAGCACAACGTCGAATACAACACAGGCAGCATCACCGTGCGCGGAATGCCTGAAGTGCGTGTCGGCTACCGCCTCGACTGGTACGAGAAGAACGAGTCCTACTACGTCGAATCCGTCAGCACCAGCTGGCAGTACCCGCAGGCGCTGCAGTCGCAGATCGACGTCTCGCGCGGGCAGCGGAACGACCCGTTTCCAGCGTACATTCCCCCGGTCTTTCTCGACAAAGGCAACACCACCTTGCAGGTGTCGTCCGGCAACCGCAGCCGCGACGGACGGCTGGCCAAGTTCTTCCGCATCAAAGATCGCAGGGCCACGGTGGGGGCCACCGGTCGCGGGGATGTGGTGGACGAGGGCCCCAACACCACCGACCAGCTGGGACCACTGCGCCAAAGCGGCGGGCGCGCCATCACGGCCTACGTCGACAACGACAACCAGGGAAACAACATCTTCACCCTGCCCTCCACCATCCTGCCGGAGGATGACGAGTGAGGACACGGTCTGGCACCGTCTCCCAGAGCAGCCTGCGCAAGCAGGATTCTGACTACGGGCACGACAACATCGTGCACCCGGTGTTGGGCATCGTGCTGAACGTCTACGTGTCAGACGACGAGGCCAACCGCTCCGGGCAGGCCATGCAGGACGGGCGCGGCTCCCAGATCGAAGCGCGCGTGTTGGTGGTCAACGACGGCAGCGACAGCCCCTGGATCCTGCCCAACGTGGCGGTGCCCCCGAACAGCTCAAGCGGGGTGGACAACTTCTCCGAGGAGATCCCAAAGGGGGTCTCTGGCGCGGTCGACGAGTCCCAGCTGCCCTCCAACTTCACCGAAGCGTCGTCGGTGAAGCTGGATGGCGACTGGTGCGTGGTCGACTTCATCGGCGGCTCCATCAACCAGCCATTCATCGCCAAGTGGTGGCCTCACCCGGCGAACCACCGGGACCCCACCAGCGCCGGGTTGGCCAAGAACGCACTGCTGCAGGGGCGCCGCATGGTGAAGCGGTACCAGGGCACGCGGTTCGCGGTCACGTCGAAGGGCACCGTCCTGATCGACACCTCCGAGGCCAACCACCCGGTCAAGAACGGCAAGCGGATCCCCGTCGACACCGGCGGCGACGTGCGGGTCACCATCAAGGAGTCCAAGCAGCTGGAGCTGAACTGGAACCCCAGCGTCTTCGGCGACCCGGACGAGCCCGACTTCCTGTGGCCCCCGCAGGCCCAGCGCCAGACACGCGCGACCCGCAGCACGAAGGTCACCATCACCAAGGACCTCATCGAGGCGATCGCGGGCGAGATGGTGCGGATCGGGGCACAACGGGGCAACTTCGTCCTGACCACCCCCCAGGGGAACATCGAGCTGGGCGCCGGGGCCGACCAGCCTGTACCGCTCGGAACCAACCTCAAGACGGCCATCGAGCACCTGATCGACAACGCCATCAAGAAGCTCATCGTCCCGACCATCTTCGGTCCCAGCGGCGCCGTGGAGGCCTTCCCCGCCAACGTGCCCCTGCTCGATGCCGTCAAAGCCGAGCTGCCGGGCGCCCTGTCCGACTTTGTCTTCACACGTAAGGACAAGGCCTGATGTCACTCGTTGTCGCCACGCTCATCAACAACTTCTCCCAGCTGGGCCCCACCGTCAGCACGGTGAACGCTGCCAGCGCGATGGCGGCGGCGTACGCCGACTACTGCCGTGGCGCCATCACGCCGGCTGGCGGCGGGCTGGGCCCCGCCAGCGTAGCTGCAGGACAGGCCGCCACCGAGCAGGCGCTGGCCACGCTGTTCGCCACCGGCACGCCAGCCTCCGCCGCGACACGGATGGCGACGGCCTTTGCCGCCTTCTGGCCGCCCACCGTGTTCCTGTTCAGCGCGCCAGCCACCGGCCCTGGCATCTCCGCGCCCCCCACGGGCACGTCCCTCCTGGCCAACCAGATCTCCATCATGGCCCCGGTGCCTGTCGCGTCTGGTGCGCTCATCGCCCTGTGCACGGCCATCGATGTCATGTGCAGGACCGTCCTGGTCACCTTCCCCGGTCCCGGGACCCCAATCATCAGCCCAGTGGTGTGACATGGCAGACGATTCCCTCTCCAGACCAGAGCGCGCGAACTGGGCCATCTCCAGCCGAAGCCAGTCGAAGGGCTTGTACGCACTTGCCCTGATCGACACCAAGTTCGCCAACGTGGCGGCCACCGGCATCCAGAACCTGGGCACCGCCGCCCAAGCGTCGGGGTACGCCAGCGAGTTCATCTTCGACATGAACCCCAAGACGCTCGACCTGGAAGAGCCGGCGGCGGTCCAGATCGTTCCCACCCAGGACGGTGGCCAGTTCATCGAGCACCAGGGGCAGATCTACAAGAACGTCACCATCACCGGCACCACCGGTCTGCGCCCCAACAAGAAGACCAACATCATCCCGGTGCTGGGGGTGACCAACCCCTTCGCAGCCAACCTGGTCGACCAGACGACCGGGGTGCCGCCGGGCGAGAAGACCGGCTTCGACTCCCTGCTGGAGCTGCGCAACCTCTTTCGCAGGTACTTCGATCTGAAGGCCGACCCCAAGACCGCGCACACCAGCCTGATGGTTTGGCAGAACGGCAAGGAGGGGGAGTTCTACGTTGTCGAACCCCAGACCTTCCGGACCAAGCGGGACGCCAGTTCCCCGCTGACCAGCAGCTACGAGATCCAGCTGCGCACGATCGGGCGGGTCGACTTCAAGCTCTTCCGCACGCCGGACCCGCGCGCGGAGATGAACTCGCTGCAGCGCTTCATGGAGCGCATGAACGGCTACTCGCGGTCCATCTCGCAGGCGCTGGGCACCCTCAACGCCCTGGCTGACCGGGTGGTCGGGGTGGCGCAGGCGACGCTGACCACGGTCATCGGGCCCGCGCGCGCCCTGGCGGACGGGATCACCGGCTTCGTGACCACCGCCAGCAGCAGCTTCGCGATCCCACGGAACACGGTGGCGCTCCTCGCCGGCAGCGCCATCGAGCTGGCCGAGTCGCTGAACCGGGCACAGAGTGCGTCCAACGCCTACAAGCTGCAGGGGATCACCACGCAGCTGTCGGCCGTGGTCAACGCCTTCAAGCTGCTGGAGCGGACCGCCGCCAACGTGGCGGCAGAGGATCAGCTGTTCTCGGCCCCGGCGGCGGAGCGGTTCAACAACCGAGCCTCCGCCTACAAGGAGCCGACCACCGGGCGCCCCCCGCGCACCGGCGGCAGCCCAACGAACATGAACAACCTGACCGCCGCCTCTGGCAGCGGGCTGGCTGTGGTGTTCGGGCACGACAACATCTTCTCGCTCTCCCAGCGCCTCCTAGGCGACCAGGCGCGCTGGAAAGAGCTGGTCATGCTCAATGACCTCAAGGCGCCGTACATCGACCCCACGGGCGACGGCAAGAACGTCCTGCGCCCGGGCCAGAACATCCTCTTCCCGGTCGCGGGCGGGACACTCCAAACTGGTGTGTCGCCCTCCCGGAAGGTCGAGACCGACCATCTGGTCACCCGCCTGGGCCGTGACCTACGCCTGCGCGCCGACAGCGGGGCGGGCGGGATCGTGGTCTACGACCTCAGCGAGAACGCCCGGGGGGACCTCGACACGATCGAGGGGATGCCCAACCTGGAGCAGGCAGTCGAGATCAAGTTTTCGACCGAGCAGGGTGAGCTGCCCACCCATCCGGAGTTTGGCCTCCAGGTGCCTATTGGTTCGAAAGCCTTGGTTCGCACCCTGGTGGGTTTCCAGATGAACGCCCGGGCTTCATTGCTTGCCGATTCGAGAATCAGTAACGTCAGGCAGCTTGGCTTCCAGCTGTCGGGAAACACCGTCAACGTGACAGCCGACCTGGACATCGCGGACGTCGACCAGTCGGTCGCCATCAGCTTCGACGCGAGGCGATAAACATGCACTACGACACGAAAACCGACTGGGCTGCTGCGAGGCGGGTGCAAGTGCGCGAACCCGACTCCGAAACGGTCATTCACCGGGTAACCGCCTGCGACACCGACGAGGGTTGGCTTGATGTCCTTCCGTTGGTGGAAGGCACGGTCAATCGAGTTGTTGTGATCGACGGGCACCTGGCACTGCCAGAGCGGCAGATGCGTGACTTCGACATCTACGACCTTGAGTCCAACCAAGTGATCTACAG